ATTGGATTCTTAACTGCATCTATTAACTTCTCATTAAGAAATTGATCATATGTTTTTAATTTTCCCATGATGGATTTGTTTTTTATTTTTATTATATATCAATCTATATAAAACAAAAAAGCCACTCCGAAGAGTGGCTTTCTAATATAAAGTATTATATTATTGTTACTTATTAGATAAGTGAACAACCAGTGAACGTGAAGTTCATTGTGTAATACATTAATTCAGGATTGAATCCAGCGTCTACTAAAGCGAATCTAGATTTAACCGCGATTTTAGGAGCCATAGTTCCTTCAGCGATTGTTTCTACTGATTCAGCCATTAAGTAAGGCATAAATACTAGTCCAGGAGAGTTTCCATCACCTTTACGTCCTATAGCAATTGTATAGTCATTAAAAGCTCTGTTAGGATCTACATAAATTGTTACCCCAGCAATTGCACCGATTGGATATAAAGATCCACCAGCTTGGTTAACTGTATTAGATAACGGATATGCAATAAATCCAGCTACAGATTGAAGAGCAGTTGCCATTTCTCCACCTGTTACTGCAAACGTTGCAGGTCCTCTTCTTCCTCTAGTAGCAATTAAGTTACTTGCAGCAAGAATTTTAGTATAAACTCTACGTTGTAGTGTTCCTTGAGTGTTTCCACCACCTAGTACGTTAGTCTGTACTGGGAATGGAGCTACAGTATTAACAATAGCGTTAGCAGTATTGTTAGGTCCTAATGGAATTGCAGTTCCAACTACAGCACCAGCAGCGTTAAACTGTTCTGATAAACTAGTACCATTTACAGCTTGCACGTTAGCAGCGTTAGTTACACCATTTCTGAAGATTCTGTCTAAGATGTATTTGTTGATAGATTGAGTTAACTCATTTACCAATACAGCTTCAACCTGAGCAACAGCGTCAATTCCGAATTGCTTCAGATCTTGAACTTGTTCTCTAGTTACAGCAGCAGCAACTTGGAAAGTTTCAGCAGCTATAGACTTGTTGAATAAACTTAATCCCATAACATTATCAACAGTTGATTCACCTACACCTCTTTGGTAAGGATCTAAACCATTAATATTCTGGTTAGCAAATGCAGGCGATCCTGTAGCAGGGTCGTTTGCAGGTTGGAAAGCATTACCTGAGAAACCAGTAATATGGTCTTCTAAAGCTTTTACTAATCCTAATCCAGATACAGCAGCGATTGTTCCAACTTGTAACATTGCAGCAGCACCTAATAGTGCAGATGATCCAGCTCTTACAGCAGGAGCGGCAGCTCTTACAGCACCATATAAAGCTCCACCACCTACGATAGAATTGTATATAGTTGAACTAGCAGTTTCAGCACCTTGTGCATATGTGAATCCACCATTTACTAGTGTTCCAGCAGCAGGTACACCAGCTACTACAGTTGCAGTAATTATTGCAGATGTATTAGCTCTTACTCTGAATATTGGAAAACCATCTATTCTTGATAAACCTACAAAAGTTAATTCGTAAGCAGCAGCAGCATTATTTCCAGCAACTGGAGTTAATGCAGCAGTTGATGAGTTTAAACCATCAGCATATACTACATCATTCACAACAAACGTAGTAGCAGCACCACCATTTGCTACAAGATAAGTAGCAACGTTCATTTTGATTAATAATGGAGAAGCAGCAGTATCAAGGTTACCATTTGCAGGTGCTCCTGATCCTCTACCTCCACCGTATACAAAGTCTAGGTAAGTTAAAACTCCCATTGGGCCTTGCATTGGTACTACAGGTACTAAGTCTAAACCTACAGTCTGAGCAGCTACTTGCATTGCAAGTGGTAGCAAAGAAAAAGGTCTGTCACCAGATCCAGCAGCTTGTGCTGGGAAAGCATTCATTGATCCAGGGTTTCCTGGCAATGTTACGTTCCCCATACTTTGAACATTCATGTTCGGGTTAAGGTGTACAGTATTGTAAACACTCTCATTAAGGTTATGGTAATGGCAGTACTTAGACATCCAAGATAACTTAGACTTTTCAGTAATTCCAGTACTTTCCTCAATAACAGGTCCCCAAGTCTTTTGAACCTCAGCCTCGTTGATTAATTGATTTGCGTACATTATTTAAAATTATTTTTCGCATTTTGTGGAATACTATTAATATTCCGTTTTTAATCGCCTGAGTCCTTTTCTTCTTGACTATTCGATTATATTGTTTAGATTAAATGATTATCTATTTAATCTGAATTTCATTTTTTGAATTAAATCTGCTGAATAGCTTTCATTTAATAATGGCTCAGTTTTTGTTTGAGCAGCTTCAGCAGCAGTTTTATTTTCGTTTAGTGTTTCTAAATTCATTTGAGTATCTCTAAGATCTCTTGTTTGCCAAAAGTTATTAATAGCATAAGGAGTACTTAGTGAATGAAATTTAGATTCAGAAATAATTTGTTCTTTTCTATTTTCTGAAAGAGCATTCCATTTATCAGAATATTTTGAAGGCATATCATCAATGAAGTTAATTTCCTTTCTTTCAGTTATAAAACATGAATCCCAAACATTTTCAGCTTGTACAGTTGACATAATAGAATTTCCATTCATTGATTCAACTATTAAGTTTCTTTTATCTTCAGCCAAAGAATCAAATTCATTCTTTTTAGCTTCTGATAAGAAATTCATAAAGTGCATTTCAGAAACATTCTTAGTTTCTGCTTTAGAAATTAAGTTTGCTAATTTTTCACTGATTGCATCTTTATAAGATTTAGATTCTTCATGCATACACTTATCGCACATTTCTTTTATTGCGCCTTTGTCAGCATCAGGATACTTTTCGCATATTGCTTCATATTTCATTCCTTCTCCCATACATTTAGAAACTTCTTCCATAGTTGGAGTATAGCCTTCTTTCATTGTACCATATTCATTAACTGTAGATTCATTAACTGATTCATTAACAGCTTCTGTATTAACAGCAGATACACTTTCTGCAATGTATTCAGAATATTTAATACTCTTATCTACATTTTCTCCAAGATACTCAGAGTAAGCAATGTTTTGATCAACCTTTTCTGCAACATATTCAGAATACTTAATTCCTTTCTCTAAGCTTTCACCTAAATAATTAGAATATTCAATTCCTTTGTCTGCTTGTTCAGCAACATGCTCAGTATATTGAATAGAACTGTCTAGCTCTTCACCTAAGTAAGAAGCATAATTTTTGATTTTGTCGATATTCTCTGCTAAGTAATCAGAGTGAGATATACTCTTGTCAAGATTTTCTGATAAGTATTCAGTATAATCAGTTACCTGATTTACCTTTTCTGCAATATGCTCAGTATATTTAACTAGCTTTTCCATTAATTCATCATTATTAGAATTTGCAGATTCCTTAACACTGTCTAATGTATTTTTTACATATTCAGTATACTTATTAAAATCATCAACAGTTACAAATTTATTGTCTGTGTTTTCCATTGTTAGATCTGTTTTATTTGTTTTATTTATTTCATCTTCAGTTTCTGCCATTTCATAAATGTATAAACCTTCAGTATCTCCGAAACCATAAGATTCATTTACTTTTGATAATTCAGCATTTTCAAATCCAGGATCTGCAACTAAATCATACGTGAAGAATTTTTTAATTTTAACTTTTCCAGCTTCATCAACTGTTCCAGCTGCTCTGCTTGAAATATGTAATGGAATACCATCTTCTATTAATGCTTGAGCTTCTTTTCCTTTTGAAGTATTTAATAATCTTATTCTTCCTAGAACTTGTTTCTTCTCTTTATCATATTCTAAATCCTCGATAACATGAGAAACATTTGATAGACTAATATCAAAATCTTTTGGGTGGTCAAGTTCGCCTAATAGTTTATTAGTTTTAACCTTTTCCTTTAATTCATTAATATGAGGAAGTACTTCAGCTTCTTCATAAATTCTATTATTTTTATTCTTTACTCCAATCTCAGTAAATACACCTTCAAGGACAACAGAGCCATCGGCATCTTTTGTCATACTTAAATTAGACTTAGATCTTTCTAGAATTAAAAGTTTCTTATTTGACATCTTTCTAGTATTATTTGATTTATATATTATAACTCTTGATAGTTTTTAGATTCCAGCCAATGGGTCTTCCTCTATTCCATCAGATTTCTTCTCAGGCTTAAAATCTTTAGGATTTGCACCTAATAAGATCTTTTCAATATCTTCTTCTTTATAACCGTCTGCTTCTAACTCAGTACGTTCTTTAGCTCGAGCATTTGCTTTAATATCATCACGTGTAAATCCACCATATCTCTTAATTAAGAATCCTAAATCAAAATATGGTATTTCTTCCATATCAGCAGTCATTGTGCTTAATTGCGTTTTCATATTACCTATAAAATCAACACGCTTAGTTTGAAGTTCCATTTCTTTCATTTCTTCAAATACATTATCCTTCATAAAGTTTAATCCTAAACCTGCTTTAAATGCAATATCATTTTTTAATTCTGGATGATTAAGACACATTTGAAGATATACAGGTTTAACTAATACTTCTTGAAATATAGATCTTAACCTTGATATAAATCTACCAAATTTAATTTCATCTCTTAACATACCACTTGCTTCCATATCATAAGTATTACCACCTTCTCTATCAAATCTAGAAAATGGTATCTTAGAAGCTAATTGTAATTTATCAGAGAAATATTTTAATGATTCAGTATCACCAAGATCAGGACCATCACCACCTATCGTTTGAATTTCTGGTGATTCACCATCTTTAGAAGGTAACCAATATTCTTTATTGAACGGCATCATTGGTTTACCATTTGTTTGAATCTCACCACTTTCAAAGTTAAAGTCTACAACCTCACGATATGAATTCATTAATGTTGCTAGAGATTGCTTTGCTCTTGTTTTAGATTTACCACCAACAGGTATTGTAAACTGTGTTTTAAATGAAGCATTAGATACAGCCCAGATAATTCTACTGTGTTCCATTATTCTTAAAAGGTTAAAAGATCTTATTAATCTTTCAACATAAGATATTCTCATTGGGGAATTTACTGAAGAATATGAAATGTATATTATTTGAGAATCCCATAATGTTCTTTCCTTTGCACCTTCACCTTTATATTGAATCCAAACCTTTTTACCGTCATCGGTATCAATACCTGGCATTAATGATATTGGATCTAATTCTTTAAAACCAATAATTTCTGTTTGCTTATCATTATAAACTATTTCAAATGCAAGAAATCCGTCAATTAACCATTTCCTAAAATAGTTCCATGGAGCAACCATATCATTAAATCCAAAGTAATTATAGATATTATTATATACATCATTAATTTCTTCTTCGATTGATTCTCCAATATGTCCATTAAATTCTGCATAAGCCATATAATTTGATTCATCAAATACAATTGCTTCATCAGTTAATACATCTAAGATATCTTCTATTTCATCTTGTACTGCAAAAGTTCTAAGTTGGTCTCTTTTTCTAATATAATCTTGATCAAAGAATGCAATATTCTTTTTTAAGTTTGTATCAGTTAATGATAGTGCAGCAAATGCACCATACATATCATCACCATCTGAACCCATAGGATTAAATGAATAACCCATTTGGTTTTCAGTAAAACCTACTGCTCTTGAATTACGAATGATCATATCATCGTATGCCATTCCTAAATTAGAAAGATCTTTCAGAAGCCTTCTTACTGGATTTCCTGTACTTAAAGGACCTCTTCTATCTGTAAAACCTGCCATATTCTTATTTTTTATTATTTTATATATTCTTGTAGTATAATGATTGTGCTTGGTTTATGTTACCGCCATAAAAATCACTTTCATTATTCACAGCCCCAACATACCAATCTTCATAACCTAGTACGTAAGGATTCTTCATTTTCTTCATTATATACTGCCTTGTACAGTAAGTTAAATTATATTTTTTACCAAAAGCTGCTTTTATAAATTCCCACTTAAATTCTGTTATTGGTTGTTGCGCATCAGGATTGCCTAAAGCTTTACCTTTAGTTAATTGAGCTATTCTATTTTGTAATGATACAGTAAGGTCAGTTAAAAAAGGTATCCTAGCTTCATAAGGCATGTAATGTAAATTAATACCTAATTGATGTCCATCTACAGATTCACCTAAACCTAATACTAATGGGTGTGAGTCATAAAAAGCTTCATCCTTAGTATAATAATAAAAACTATACATTTTACCAGGATTTAAAACTCCATCACTTTCAGCCCCTACTCTAGGTATATCTATTTGTGATTGTTTAGATGCACGATTTCTACCTTTACTTTCAGCAAGGTAAAGTTCTAAGTCTTCTGTGAATGATCCTATTAAAGCCATTAGAATAATTTTGAATCTTCAGTTAATAGCATTACTTTACAATTTCTTTCTTTTGCCATTTTATTTAGTGCATTAGTTTTACATAAATTTCTAACATATGATTCATATGCATATTTAAAATTCTTTAATGCTTTTGCCGTTTTTCTTTTCGGTTCCTTAGGTTTTTGTAATTGTGCCTTAGGTTTTATTTCTACTACATATTCTTGAGTCTCATCTCCTTTTTTCATTTTAAAGAAAAAATCAGGATAATACTTATGGAACTTATTATCTAACAAATTAAAATAAGGTATAGAGAAAGGCTCTGATATCCAATAAATCACATCCATATTATGATCACACCAATAACAAAATTTTCTTTCCCAACTACTTCTATATATGATTGGACCTTCTCCTCTATATTTTTGAGGGTATTTAGGTTTATAATAACCTTGTTTAAATCCAGACTTTGAAGTAGGTTTTACCTTTTTAATGCTCATAGGCAATTAACTATATTGTATAAATTCCTTCGCTATCAGCACTCCCGTTAATTGATACAGTGCCATGATATTTCTTTGGGTGTAATTTATTCCAACCTTTTGCAAATCCTCTTTTTGCTATTTCAGTAAAATAAGCAAATGCATTAGTACTTTTTTCTGGATTAAAATTTCTCCAATATCTATAAAGATCCATATAAGCATAAGCAATACAATCTTGCCTATCTTCTGGATTTCTATATGTTAATTTTCTTGAACATTTATCGGCTAATAGCATTAAGAATTCTAAAGCCTTAGGTGTTAATTCTCCATCTTCTTTAGATTGAATAATCTGTTCGAGGAGATCTCTATTATTTAAATAATTTCTTTTTCTTGCCATTAGATTTGTTTATTTATTATTATATACAAGAAAGGACCGATTGTTTAATTTCAATCGGTCCTCTAATTATATTAAACTAGAATGTATTTAAAGTTTAGATCTTAACCTCTAAATCTTCTTTAGGAAGTACAATACTCTTTCCGTCTTTAGGAATAATAACTGATAATAGATCATCATCTCCAAGAGATGCATATTCTTCAGCATTAACTAATACTTCTTGTCTCTTTTTTAAACCTTGACTAGCTTTTTTAACCGATGCTTCTACGAAACCGTCGTTTAAATAGTCGTCTTTAGTTTTTTTTTCAGAGATATAAGAATTAGCTAATTCTTTTTCTTTTCCATTTAACTCTTCAGCTATTAAATTTAAAGCTTCAGTTAATTCTTCAGTTTCACCTAACTTTTTAATAGCAGCCTCAACTTCAGATTTCTTTTCTTCTAGGAAAGAAATTGAATCAGTAAGATCTTTTCTTTTATTTTCTTCAATTGCTTTATCATTATCTTCAGCTATTAATCTTTCAGAAAGAATTGGAGAAACATCAAAGTTAATAAATTCCTTTACTATTTCAACAGTTTCAGTAGCTGTATCAATTTTTGACATTTCATTTAAGTTCATTCCAGGATTTACTTTATTAATGTAAATACCTTCATCAACTCCGATCATAGTTAAAAATACATCAGCAAATTCTTGATTTTGAATAGTTGTGAAATTATCCATTTCAGCAATTAAATCAACTGATTCAAAGAATTTACAAATTTTATCATTTTGCCATTGGTTTCTGTATCCTGAAAAGTTAGTTGCTAATAAAGATTCTTTTAATTCAATTATACTGTAGTTAGTCATATCAACTTTACCCATTGTTAAAGTTCCTTCAGTAATGTTGTATTCTAATGATTTACCATTTTCTCCATGTAATGAAAGAATGTTTCCATTTCTTGAGAACATATTTAAGCCTTCAGATACATCGAAGAATCTTGGATCAGTTACATTAGCTTCAGTAATGTCAGTTCCATTAAAAGTATAATTCTTTCCATGTAAGTGGAATGTTAATCCTTCTTCAGATTCTAATACTGGAGAAAGAATAGATACAACTTTACCATTTGCAGTAGATGCAACTTTTTGATCTTCAGCATTCATTTCATTTACTATTTGCTTAGCATCCATTGACCATGGGTGTTTTGCAGCAACAACAGCAAATTTAGATTTTACATCTGATTCATTTAATAAAGAAACTAAATCGGAATTAAATGATTCCATTAATTTTCCTTTTTGATTTTCAGTTCTTTGAATAGATTCACTAATTCTAAATTCCCATTTAGCATTATTATATGATTCCATTATATACTCTCTTAATTCAGAAATTGGATTTAACCAAGTTGACTGCGCTAACTTAGTATATAAGTTTCTTGCAATTTTAAATTTAAGGTCCGGGCTAACTGAATTTTCTAGTTCTTCACTAATTGCAGTAAGATCGGCATTTTTTAATTTCATTGGAAATGCAGTTAATGCTTCTTCCAAAACAGTTAAAGATTCTTTAACAGAATACGAAACTCTGGAATTGTCATTATCCATTGCCTTCAATCCATTAATGCTATCCATAACGTTTTCGTATAGGTCTGTTAATGTAAATTTCATTTTGTTATGATTTTTTTGATTATTATTTTCAGTGTATATATCGGATTGATCT